GCTGCTGATAGAAACCAAGCAAAGATTGTATTTGATGTTGCAGTTGATATGGTTAGGTTCTGTCCGGCTCTTTCAAAAAGAGTTAAAATTCTTGAGTCGCAAAAGAAGCTGATTTACAAACCTACAAATAGCTTTTATCAGGTCCTTTCTGCTGATGTAGCAAACAAGCATGGGTTCAATACTCATGGGGTAATTTTTGATGAACTTCATACACAACCAAATAGAAAACTCTATGATGTTATGACTCAAGGCTCAGGTGACGCAAGAATGCAACCTCTTTATTTCCTAATTACAACAGCCGGTAATGACACTAATTCTATCTGCTATGAAATACACCAAAAGGCACTTGATATTGATAAGGGTAGAAAGATTGACCCAACCTTTTATTCGGTAATATATGGTGCTGATGAGGGTGATGATTGGACTAGTCCTAAGGTGTGGAAAAAGGCTAACCCTTCACTTGGAATAACTGTTGGTATTGATAAGGTAAAAAGTGCTTGTGAGTCAGCAAAGCAAAACCCTGCTGAGGAAAATGCCTTTAGACAGCTTAGACTTAATCAATGGGTTAAGCAAAGTGTTAGGTGGATGCCTATGGATAAGTGGGATATGTGTGGGTACAAAATCAATGAGGATGAACTGTATGGCAGAGTTTGTTATGGTGGCCTTGACCTATCTAGTACCACAGATATGACAGCATTTGTACTTGTGTTTCCACCACTTGATGAGGATGACAAGTACATCATACTTCCATACTTTTGGTTACCGGAAGATACACTTGCAGTTAGAGTAAGGAGGGACCATGTACCATATGATATATGGGAAAAGGAAGGCTTTGTAAAGACAACTGAAGGTAATGTTATACACTATGGATATATTGAAAAGTTCATAGAAAAACTTGGTGAGAAGTTCAACATTAGAGAGATTGCCTTTGATAGATGGGGTGCTGTACAAATGGTTCAAAACCTAGAAAATATGGGCTTTACAGTTGTACCCTTCGGTCAAGGCTTTAAGGATATGTCACCTCCAACAAAGGAGCTTATGAAGCTAACCCTTGAGCAGAGAATAGCACATGGCAATCACCCGGTTCTTCGTTGGAATATGGATAACATATATGTTAGAACAGACCCGGCAGGAAACATTAAGGCAGATAAAGAAAAATCCACAGAGAAGATTGACGGTGCTGTTGCCACGATTATGGCACTTGACCGAGCAATTCGCTGTGGAAATGATAACGGTGCCTCAGTTTATGATGATAGAGGGTTGTTGTTTATTTAGATTGATAATTTTAATTAATTAATACTCTTCAAATTGAGTGTTTTTATTGTATTTAAAAAAGTGTGATTGGGTAATAATAAATATATTATCAAATGGGCTGTCGTTTAATATATTATCTTTACTAAAAAATTGTTCTAAGTTCTGTTTCTCGATTAGAGAACCATCAAATGAAAGTATACATAAATCAATGCTATTAAATCTTTCTGGATTATGTTTCTTAGACTTTTCAATTTTATTACTGATTGCCTTTTTTATGCAACCTAGTGATTCATCTAATGTACCACCATGACACATAAGAATTCCTTTTGTCTTTTCATCGATTACTGCATTCTCAACCTTTTTTATATTTGCTTTATTGTTTTTAGATACAGCACTTTCATATTTACAAGCTTCTACTAAATTTCTTGGAATACATATTGTAACCTCTAATGCTTTTTTATTATCTAATGAAATAAAGTCAAAGTTATTTGTATTATTAGGAGAATAGTAATTATTGTAACTTTCATCAAAGTAATCAGCGATTATTTTTATAGCACTTGGCTCAATATAATTTTTATCAAAATTAAGTTCCAAAATTATCACCTCATATTCATTATATCATTCTTTTATATAAAGAAACAAGCCATCTAAAAAGGTGAATTGCTATTATAGATTAAAGTAATTTCCTTAACATATTAGCTATTCCCTTTAAATAGCCTATAAATTAAGGGAAAGAATATAAATTGAAGTTAAAGTATCTGTTTTTTAACAGGTACTTCTCTTTTACTCAAAATAAAAACGGAGCCTTTGTATATACAAAAACTCCGTTAAATTAAATTTATTCTTTTGAACTTATCATATTTTCTATGTTACGACCACCATATATTATACGGACAATGGTAACAGTATTTTTTTCGTTGTCAACTAGATAAAATACAATAAAATTATCTATTGATAGTTGGTGCATTTTCAATGAATGCCAAGGTTCCCAATCAACTAAAATATATCTTGAGGGCATAAATTCTAAAGAACAAATACCCTTTCGTATTTTGTTGATTTGACTTTCAGCATTTTCTGTTTGTAGAAGTTTATTTGAAATGTAGGAATAAATTTCTCGCAAATCATTTAGTGCATCTTGTGAGTAATGAATTATATAATCTTCTGTCATATGCCAAATTCCTTTGCAAGTGCCTCATCAACTTCATTTGCAGAATACACCTTTCCTGCTTTGATAGAGTCAATACCCTTTTGAAGCTCAGTACTTATCTGTTCTTTACTCATTGAACCTAAGGCTAAAGGCTTTTCAGTAGGAAGTCGCAAATCAAATGGTATTCCATTTTTTAATATAATTTGACTATAAAGCATTTGAATTGCACTTGAAGGAGAAATTCCCAGCTTAGATAAAATCTCCTCTGCATTTGTTTTTAAGTCAGTATCTATTCTTGCATATCCGGCTGATGTATTTGCCATAGTATCGCCTCCTTTATTTAATTATACTTTTATTTACTTGCAAATGCAAGTATTTGCAATATATTATAAACAAAATTTTATTATTTATTTATTGAAAGGACTTGTTATTTATGAAATTTTTAAGTGGTCTATTCCGTTCAAGGGACAAGCCAAGAAACTCCACATCGGGAAGCAGTTACAGATTTTTCTATGGTCAAAGTAGCTCAGGAAAATGTGTAACCGAAAGAAGTGCAATGCAAATGACTGCTGTTTATGCTTGTGTGAGAATTTTGTCAGAGGCAGTAGCAGGACTGCCACTTCATTTATACAAATGGGGTGACTCAGGTAGTAAGGAAAAAGCAGTTGAACACCCACTGTATTTTCTTTTGCACGATGAGCCAAATAAGGAAATGACTTCATTTATCTTTAGAGAAACATTGATGACTCATCTGCTTTTGTGGGGTAACGCATATGCACAGATAATAAGGAATGGCAAGGGTGAAGTAACTGCCCTTTATCCTTTAATGCCAAATAGAATGACAGTTGATAGAGATAGAAATGGTGAGCTTTTCTATCAATATACACTTAGCTCTGATGATGTTAGGTCAATGAAGGGTGCTAGTGTAAGGCTAAGTCCATATGAGGTTCTACATATTCCGGGATTAGGCTTTGACGGCCTTGTGGGTTATTCACCTATTGCTATGGCTAAGAATGCTATTGGACTTGCAATTTCTGCTGAAGAATATGGTAGTAAGTTTTATGCTAATGGTGCATCTCCAAGTGGTGTACTTGAACATCCGGGTACATTAAAGGACCCATCAAAGGTAAGGGACTCTTGGAACTCTGCCTTTGGTGGCAGTGCTAATAGTCATAAGATTGCAGTCCTTGAAGAAGGGCTAAAATATACACCAATATCAATTTCACCTAATGAGGCACAGTTCCTTGAAACAAGAAAATTTCAGATTAATGAGATAGCTAGAATTTTCAGAGTACCACCACATATGGTTGGTGACCTTGAAAAGTCTAGCTTTTCTAATATAGAGCAACAGTCACTGGAGTTTGTTAAATATACTCTTGAACCTTGGATTATTAGATGGGAACAGTCTATTTGTCGTTCATTACTTAATCAAGAGGAAAATGGTAAGTACTTTGTAAAGTTCAATGTTGATGGACTACTTAGAGGTGACTATCAAAGTAGAATGAATGGCTATGCAACTGCAAGACAGAATGGTTGGTTGTCTGCAAATGATATTAGAGAGCTTGAGAACCTAGACCTTATCCCTGACGAAGAGGGTGGTAACTTGTATCTGGTAAATGGCAGTATGACTAAGCTTAAGGACGCAGGTGCTTTTGCTAATACAGAAGAAACAAAGGAGGAAAAGGATGAAGAAGTTTTGGAAGTGGAAGAATCAAGTGGAACAAACAGAACCCTTAGAAAGAGTACTAGAGCTTAATGGCACTATTGCTGAGGAAAGCTGGTTTGATGATGATGTAACTCCACAGATGTTTAAGGATGAGCTGTTTTCCGGTAATGGTCCGGTTACAGTTTGGCTTAATTCCCCAGGTGGGGATTGTATTGCAGCAAGTCAGATTTATGCAATGCTGATGGATTATCCACATAATGTAACAGTGAAGATTGACGGAATTGCAGCAAGTGCAGGTTCAGTTATTGCTATGGCAGGTACTAAGGTGCTAATGTCACCTACTGCTCTTGTGATGATACATAACCCTGCTACTACTGCCTTCGGTGACCATAAGGATATGAGTAAAGCAATAGATATGCTTGATGAGGTTAAGGAAAGTATTATCAATGCTTATGAGATCCGTACAGGCCTGTCACATACACAATTATCACATATGATGGATGAGGAAACTTGGATGAATGCTAAAAAGGCTATTGAGCTTGGCTTTGCTGACGGTTTGCTTGAGGATAACAAAAATACAGAGGATGATGAGGGATATATTTTTTCTGCAAGTGCAGTGGAAAGAACCCTTATTAACAAAATTAATCGGAAGAACCCAATTAATAATGTGGGTAGAAATGTAGATAAATTAAAATCACAGCTTTACAAAAAGCTACTTTAAAGGAGATGTTTGTATGAATATTACAGAATTAAGAGAAAAAAGAGCAAAGCTATGGAACACTATGGAGGGTTTCCTTGATACGCATAGAACCGGTATGGGTGTTCTAAAGGCTGAGGATGATGCTACATATTCAAATATGGAAAGTGAGCTTGATAGCTTAACTAATGAAATCCATAGAATGGAACGCAGAGAGGTTCATGAAAAGGAACTTGCTAAGAATGTTAATACACCTATTGTCACTACACCGGAAGGTAACAAACAGAACAGAAAGAAAGGTAGAGCAAGTGACGAATACAGAGAGGACTTCTTAAATCACCTAAGAGGTAGAACTCCTATTCATAATGTGCTATCAGAGGGTACTGACGCTGATGGTGGTTTCCTTGTTCCTACTGAATTTGAAACAAGTATCGTTACTGCACTTGAAGAAGAAAATGTTATTAGAAGTCTAGCAAAGGTAATTACAACAGAGCATGAAAGAAAAATTCCTATTGCTACCGGACATTCAACTGCACAGTGGACAAGTGAAAATTCAGCATATCAAGAGAGTAATCCTACCTTCGGTCAGAAACAGCTTGATGCCTTTAAGCTAACTGACCTTTGTAGAGTAAGTACAGAGCTACTGCAGGACTCATCATTTGATATTGAAGAATACCTAATGAATGAATTTGCCAGAGCATTTGGTATTGCAGAGGAAGAAGCCTTTTGTGTTGGTACAGGTACAAATCAACCTACCGGTATCTTTACTGCTAAGGGTGGTGAGGTTGGTGTAACCTCAGCAAGTGGTACTGCTATTACTGCTGATGAAGTAATCAACCTTGTGTATTCTCTAAAGTCACCATACAGAAGAAATGCAAAATTCCTTATGAATGACTCTACTGTGTCACTACTCCGTAAGCTGAAGGATAACAACGGTGCATATCTGTGGCAACCATCTGTACAAGCAGGTGAACCTGATAAGCTACTGGGCTATGATCTATATACAACTCCATATGCTCCTACTGTTGGAGCTTCAACCTTGCCTATTGCCTTTGGTGACTTTAGTAACTATTGGATTGGTGACAGAGGTGCAAGAACAGTTCAAAGACTAAATGAACTTTATGCTACAAATGGTCAGGTAGGCTATGTATCTACTGAGAGAGTTGACGGTAAAGTTATCCTTTCTGAGGGTATTAAGCTACTTCAGATGAAGAAGTCTTGATTATGGATGAACTACTAGAAAAGGTTAAGAAAAATCTAATACTAACCCATAATGAGGATGACACCCTTTTAAAACAGTATATTAATGCCTCTATCTCATATGCTGAAAGCTATCAACATATTGAGGAGGGCTACTATACAGAACATAAAATGCCACCTACAACTGAACAGGCTGTGATTATGCTAAGTAGCCATTTCTATGAAAGTAGAGATGGCTCTACCGGTGGTTTCTTTGGGGATAATGTACAAGCAGGTGCTCAGGTGTGGAATACAGTAAATCTACTTTTAAGACTAGATAGAAGGTGGTTAGTATGAGCTTTGGTAAAATGAATGGCCTTGCTTTAATCAAAAGACACTACAAAGAAAAAGACAGTGACGGTTTCAAAAATGATACAGATTTTGTACTTGCAAGTATTCACTGCTATCGTGAAGGTAGGCATGGTTCTAAAAGGTGGGTTAATCTAGCTTCCTTTACTGACGCAACAGATTTGTTTAGATTTCGAGCAATACCTAATTTAAATATTACCACAGACTATGTACTTGAATATGAGGGTGAAACTTTCAAGATACTTTCAGTGGAGAATGTTAAGGGTAAGGGTATGTATGTGGAAGTCCTTGCTAAAAAGGTGGAGAGTGCTGTTGGCTAAGGTACAAATGCTTTTACCGGAAAATTTCCTTAAAAGTATATCTTCACTTGAAAAGAATACTGATGACATTACTGAAAAGGTACTTAATGAGGGTGCAAATGTGGTACTGAAATATTTTAAGGAAAATCTACATAGTGTCATAGGTAAAGATTTAAAGTACAAATCAAGGTCAACAGGTAAGCTGGAAAGCTCCCTTGGTATCTCAAAGCCTTTGCTTGATAAAAACGGAAACTTCAATATTAAGATTGGCTTTGCTGAACCAAGGGACGGTAACTTAAGTAATAGTAAAATTGCAACTATCATTGAATATGGGAAAAGTGGTCAGCCACCTAAACCATTTTTGAAACCAACTAAAAGAAAATCAAAAAAGCCTACAACAGAGGCAATGATTAGAAGATTTAATGAGGAGGTAGAAAAGCTATGAGTATGTTAAGTGACTTAATTAATACACTTAAGCCATTAAATGTACCTATTGAAACAGGTGTGTTTACTGACAAAGCTCCTAATGAATATATTGTATTAACTCCTATTGATGAATACTTTTTACTCTTTGGAGATAATGCACCATTAGTTGATATTAGCAGTGTACGAATATCTCTATATACAAAGGGTAACTACCTATCATTAAAGAACAGTATTGTAAAGGCTTTAATAAATGACGGATACACATTAACTAACCGTCAGTATATTAGATATGAAACAGAAACTATGTATCACCACTACAATATAGATGTGGAAAATTATTATGAAACGGAGGAATATTAATGGCAACAATAGGTCTTGATAAGCTATATTATGCAGTCATCAAGGAAGATGCAAATGGTGACGAAACATACAGTACACCTGTACCACTGGCAAAGGCAATTTCTGCTGAGCTTTCTATTGAACTTGCAGAGGCAACTCTCTATGCTGATGATGGTGCATCTGAGGTTGTAAAGGAGTTTAAGTCAGGTACACTTTCTTTAGGTGTTGATGATATTGGTAACACAACTGCAAGTGACTTAACCGGTGCAGTGATTGATAAAAACAATGTGGTAATCTCAGTAAGTGAGGGTACTTCCTCACCGGTAGCTATTGGGTTTAGAGCAAAGAAGTCAAATGGCAAGTACAAATACTTCTGGTTCTATCGAGTTAAGTTCGGTATCCCTGCTACCAGCCTTGCAACAAAGGGTGACAGTATTACATTCTCAACACCTACTATTGAGGGTACAATTATGAGAAGAAACAAGGTTGACGGAAACAACAACCACCCTTGGAAGGCTGAGGTTACTGAGGGTGAAAACAATGTATCTAATGATACTATTACAAATTGGTACAAGAATGTGTATGAACCTGCATATACATCACCGTCTAAGTAAGGAGAATTAATATGGAAAATGAACGCTCATCAGTAATTAATATTGGTGGAAAAGAATATGAACTTTTGCTAACTACAAAAGCAACAAAAGAAATAGCTAAGAGATATGGTGGCCTTGAAAACCTAGGTGAACAGTTGTTGACATCTGAAGATTTTGCTGAGGCTATTGATGAGATTGTGTGGTTAATTACACTACTTGCAAATCAAAGTATTTTAATTCACAACTTAAAGAATACTGAGAACAAAAAGGAGCTACTAACTGAGGAAATGGTTGAGCTACTTACCTCTCCTAGTGAGCTTGGTGATTACAAGGAAAGTATATCTGAAGCACTAAACAAAGGTACAACAAGGAATGTTGAAAGTGAAGCTGACTCAAAAAAACAAATAGTCGGGTAGCAGATGATGAACTGTTTACCCGACTTCTTTATTATGGCTTAGCACACCTAAATCTTACACAGGATGAGGTGTGGCTAATGCCCTTTGGACTTTTGCTTGACCTTTGGGAATGTCATAGACAGTATAACGGAATAGCTAAACCTAAAAGAGAGATTACTATTGATGATGTTATACCTTTTGGGATTTGAATTTTGTTGATTATAGTTTCGAAATATGATATAATTTATTTGTAGTAGCGTTGTAATTGAATTATAAATGTGTATGGATTTTAGAAAATGTTATTATAAGGATGGATTACTTATGGATAAAAGATTAGATTCTAAAATTAATATTTTTAGGAGTGCTTCTAAGAGAAATTACAATAAATATAAAACCGTCTACAAAATGGAAAAAGAGTTATTGTTAGGTTCAAATTTGTTTTTACTCGGTAAAGATTTAGATGAAATGCTATCTGAATATTATAATCAAGAAGAAAGCCATAGGATGGCGTTCATCGTGTTCCAAGCTATGGCAATTGAGGCCTTTTTAAATGAATATATATATGTTAGGGTTGGCAAATTATATTTTAATTCAATGGATAAATTATCTCCGATAGATAAACTCCTTGTAGCTTGTAAGTTGATAACAGGAAAAGATTTTCCAAGAAATTCTCGTGCGTTTGAGTTATTGAAAAAAACAGTAAAATATAGAAATCGTCTTGTTCATTACAAAGTAAAAGAAATTGATATACAAAAATTAGCAGATGAACTTTTAAAAAAAGAAAAAGGTGATTTAGAAAAAGACATGGAGGATATTTCTACAACTTATGATAAGTTAGTTGAAACTTTAAATTCACTTGACGATAATTTTGATAGAAAGTATTTAGTGCAAATCCCTGACGATTTTTGGAATACTAGTTATTAATATGATAATATATAGAAACTTATCATAACAATATATCAACATTATAATTTATTTAAGGAGTAACCAAAAGGTTGCTCCTTTTTTAATACACTTATGAGCCAATAGGCTCTTTTTTTATGCCATAAAGGAGGTGAATATATGGCTGATAATATGGGAATAAAGCTAGGTGTTGAGGGTGAAAAGGACTTTAAAAGTGCCCTAGCTGATATTAATAGAAACTTTAGGGTATTAGGTTCAGAAATGAAGCTTGTATCCTCTCAGTTTGATAAGAATGATACTTCTGTTGAAGCCTTGTCATCAAGAAATAAGGTACTGAATAAAGAGATAACTGCACAAAAGCAGAAGATTGAAACCCTTAAATCTGCACTTGATAATGCCACAACTTCCTTTGGTGAAAACGATAAGAGAACACAAAACTGGCAGGTACAACTGAATAACGCAAAGTCTGCTTTAAACGGTATGGAAAGAGAACTGAAAGAAAATAATAAAGCCCTTGAAAATACTGAAAGTGAAATGACTAGTGCAAGTAAGGATACAAATAAATTTGATAAAAAGCTATCTCAGGTGTCCGATACTGCAGTTGATACTAAAAGTAAGCTAAGCAAAATGGGTAGTGCTCTTAAAAAGATAAGTGTGGGTATTGGTGCATCTATTGCTGTAATAGGTACAAGTGCAGTAGCAAGTGGTAAGAAAATGTGGAGCCTTTCAAATGATGTTGCTGAATATGGTGATAAGGTTGATAAAACCTCACAGAAAATCGGTATTAGTTCTGCTTCATATCAGAAGTGGGGTTATGTTTTTGAAAGATGTGGTGCAAATGTTGACGGACTTCAGGTTGGTATGAAAAAGCTTTCCGGTGTTATTACTGACGCAAGTAATGGTTCTGACTCTGCTAAAAAGAAAATATCTGCCCTTGGCCTTTCTATTGATGACCTTAATGGTAAAAGTCAGGATGAACAGCTTAGCTTAGTTATTTCCTCCTTGCAGAATATGAAGTCCGGTGCTGAAAGAACTGCAGTTGCAAATAGCTTACTTGGTAAGTCTGCTGTTGATATGGCAGGTGTACTGAATATGTCTGCTAAGGAAACAAATGCACTTAAAAAAGAAGCACAAGACTATGGAATGGTAATGGATGATAAGGCTGTAAAGGCTAGTGCTAACTTTGAGGATAGCTTGACAAAGGTTAAAGGTACTGTTACTGGTCTAAAGAATAATATGGTTGGTTCACTTTTACCTGCTATTACTGAAATTATGGACGGCTTTTCTGACTTAGTAGCCGGTAACAAAAATGCAAGTGAAAAAATGAAAAGTGGTGTTTCTAATGTAATTAAGTCTGTTACCGATATGTTACCTAAGGTTGTGGAGCTTGTTTCTACTGTTGCACAAGCTGTGTTAGAAAATGCTCCCACAATTATTACTTCTCTTTCTAAAGGTATATTAAGTCAAATACCAAGCCTACTGAAAACAGTATCGGATGTTGTTACAGAGCTTTTAAGTAGCCTTTTTACCTTGTTACCACAGATTATGGATGTGGGAATAAAGGCTGTTGTAAATTTGATGAAGGGTATGAGTGAGGCTTTGCCTACTTTAATACCGGAAATAGTTAAGGTGATTGCTGAGCTGATAACTGCTTTTGTGGATAATATCAGTTCATTTGTAGATGTTGGTGTTGATGTTATCCTTGCAGTTATTAATGGTATCATCAATAGTATTCCTGTGCTGATTGAACAGATACCTGTAATTTTAGAGGCCTTACTAACTGCACTTACAGAGTCATTACCTACCCTTATTGATGGTGTAACCTTGTTAATTCAGTCAATAGTAGATAGTCTGCCTGATATTATTAGCTCATTAATTTCTGCTTTACCTTCAGTAATTGAAACCATAGTTACAACAGTTACAGTGCTACTTCCTGTAATTCTTGATGGTGTCACTTCTATTATCACCGGTATTGTAGAGGCTCTTCCTGACTTAATAACATCACTAATAGATGCCTTGCCTGACATTATAGATACACTTGTTTCTGCTTTGGTTGAGCTTTTACCGACAGTTATTAATGCTATTGTTGATTGCCTACCTAAATTTATAAATGGTGCAATTAAACTTATTCTAGGTCTAGTTAAATCATTGCCTAAAATTATTAAGTCACTACTAAAAGCATTACCGGAAATAGTTACAACTGTGGTTAATGGAATAGTTAAGTGCCTACCTCAGCTTATCAATGGTACTATTCAGTTAATTATAGGTATTGTTAATAACCTACCTGCTATTATACTTGGGCTTATTAATGCTTTGCCTGATATTATCACAGCTGTTGTTGATGGTTTAATCAATGCTTTACCTCAGCTAATTAAGGGCTGTGTAACCCTTGTAGTTGAGCTTGTAAAGAATATTCCAAAGATTATTAAGTCACTGATAAAGGCAGTACCTAAGATTATTATTAGTCTTGTTAAGGCATTTGGTAGTGGTGTTAGTAAGTTTATTGAAATCGGTGGTAACTTAATTAAAGGCCTGTGGCAAGGTATCTCTGATTGTGCCGAATGGATATGGGGTAAGATTAAAGGGTTCTTTGGTGGCATTGTTGACGGTATTAAGGACTTCTTTGGTATTAAGTCACCTTCAAGACTATTTAGAGACCAAATCGGTAAGAACCTAGCTTTAGGTGTTGGTGTAGGCTTTGAGGATACTATGAAATCAGTTACAAAAGATATGCAAAATGCTTTACCTACTGACTTTGATACAACTGTTTCTGCCACTGCTGATGTTAATGGTATTGCTAGGGATAGTGCATTAGGCAATGTGGTTCAGAACTTTAACAACACTATTACCTTTGGTGAAGTACATATTAATAAGGAAATGGATATTGATACTGTGGCACATAGGGTGTCATCAGTAATTGTTAATGACATTATGATAAAGGGTGGTGCTTATGCTTAATGAGTAAATACAACTTTAAATTTGGTGATGTTTGGCTTTCTGAATTTGGTGGCGTCTGTACTGAAGTTCCACCAATAGAAATAGCCAGTAAGGATGTAACGCTAATTGATATTCCAAATAAAGACGGTAGTGATTGTATAGATAACGGTAGATACTGTAATGTTGAGTTTACAAGAACAGTTGCTCTTGTAGGTAACAGAATTTCAACAGTACAGGAAAAAGCAAAGAATTTAATAAAGCACTTTGCATATTTGCAAGGGTATCAAAAATTTGAAGATACTGACCATGAGGGTATGGTAACAAGTGCTGTTCTAATAAACCTTGACGAAGTTACAAAGAACTTAAGGACTATGTTTACTGCAGTGCTAAAGTTTTCAAGAAAGCCATATTGGAAGCTAAAATCTTCTTTAAGTGAAGAAAAATTAAATAGTACACTTCTTGCAGATAAAGGTGTGGTTCTTAACAATCCTTTCCCTTCATCTGCTTGTCCTACTATCCGTTATTACTTTACTACCGACCCTCATAGTACAATGGCAACAACTAAGGTTAATTTCTCATTTACTTCAAATGGTGAAACAATAACCTATTCAAAACCGGGTATTAACTTTAAACCTACTCATAATATTCTTGATATTGATATTGAGGAGCAAAGAGCAGTGGTTCATTCTCCCAGTGGAGAAATATACAAATATATTGATGTGCCAATACCTAAGCCTATCAGTAAGGGTACAACAATATTTAAAGCTGTACTATCAAAAGAAACAGAAAAGGTTTCAATTTTTCCTAATTGGAGGTGCTTGTATTGACACCTAGGCTATATTCAAAAATTGTCCCATCACTTATTAATACAAACTACTTTTTAGGTAACCTAAACTGTTGTACAAAATGTGAAGTGACAGAATGTAGAAATGGCTCATACACCTTGTCACTTGAAACAACAGTAAATGATGATTGTGCAAACCTTCTTTTATCTCAAAGAATAATCTGTGCAAAGGCTAATCCCTTTGATGATGAACAGTACTTTGAAATACAGTCAACAGAAAGAGGTACTAACGGTATTATTAAGGTTGAGTGTAAGCACATAAAGAGCTATTGCTTTCAGTATTGCTCTGAGGGTGATATGGCATATGACGGTGATTTGCTTTCAATTAAGGGTACACCTAAGGAAGTATGGGACAAACTTCAAAAGGACTATATTACTACAACTGTTCCTTTTAGCTTTAGCTCTGATATTACATCATCAAGTGCTTTTACACTGGGAATAAGTACACCGGAAACACTAGGTAATATCTTAGGTGGAAAGGAAGGGAGCTTTCTTGATGTATGGGGTGGTGAATATCACTTTGATAATTTCAACATTCATTTACTTAAAAGCAGAGGTAAGGTGCAGGATTATATCTTAAGATATGGTGGCAATATTTCTGACTTTACACAAAGTGAAAATTGTGAGGAAACCTATTCTCATATTTTGCCATATGGTAAGGTGTCCTTAGGTGACCACAAGATAAACTTCTTTGCACCTATATTTGAAATTGAAAATCATAGCTGTACAACTGACAAGGTATATATGCTGGACTGTACATCGTTCCTTGATAGATATTCAGTAGGTAAGCAAGGATACAAATATGACGCAGTAAAGAATGCTATGACAAAATATGCAAAGTCCTATGGAAAGAAAAACAACCTAGGCTCGCTAAAGGTTAGTATTGATGTAACCCTTAAGTCAGAGCTTGAACAGATGTCTAACCTAGGGTTATGTGACACAGTAACAGTTATACTTGATAACATAGGAACAAAGGCTACTGCAAAGATAACTGAAGTAACCTATGATTCACTTAATGAAAGATGGGAAAAGTTAGTTGTCGGTGAAAGCAAGGTTACTGTTGCAGATTTAATACTTAATAAAAGGAGGTAAAGAAATGGTTGTTGAAAAGAATATTGACCTTGACTTAAACAGAATAATACCTATGAAAACTATTACAATTCATCAAGGTGATCAGAACAGTATTAACTTAGTTATTACATTAACCAATGATAGTAAAAGTGTAAATTTAACCGGAAAAGCAGTAATGTATGATGCAGTAATTAACAACATTCTTGCTGAACAAAACAAAGTAGGCTCTATTAAAGACTCAAGGATTATCATTCCTATTACAAGCAATATGACTTCTCATAGTGGGCTACTGAAAATTGATGTAAAGCTAATTGAGGGTACAACAACAACAAAGTCCATTCTATTCACTCAAACATTAACTCTTATTGTTGAAAAGTCAGTTATTAATGGTGACACAATAATTGATGCAAAGGACACCACAATAGAGAAACAGCTTAATGACTTTCAATCTAAACTAGACTCAATAGTAAATGATGTGTACAAGAAGAAAGATGTTGATAATCTACTGAAAAGCAAGGTAAGCCATATGTATTCTAATTCTTCAACACTTGAAACCTGTGATGAATGTACTGATTGGAATACATACTATCATTTGTATATTGACGGTTCATATCAGATACTTATTAACACCTATGGTACGGGTGGTCAATTCCGTTTAACTAGATATGGTGAAGTGTATTTTAGAAACTACAACTACAATGAAAACAAATGGAACAGTTGGTCTTTAGTTAATGCTAATATTCCGGATAACTCTATTACATATGAAAAGCTAACTGAAGATTACTTGCGATATTATGATAGCTTTAGCTTAGATAATGTGGATATGATTAGAGCCTATGGCATATATACAGGTGGTGCAACTAAGGAGTTTATCAACAAATATGATGTTCATGGCAGATTTAACCTAATATACACATCATATCAATTATTAATTTTTCCGGAATGTAACCGTATGCTAATTAGGTATCCGGAAAGTTCAGGTGGCTTTACTGATTGGATTGATATTTCACCACAAACTGATTACTTAAAGGAAGAAAAAGGTCAAGTTGGAGAGAATTATGCTTGGTACACAGACAAAAGTCAAGGATACTCATTAAGTGGTACTTATTCATTAATAGGTGATATGTGTTATTTAAGTGGTAAAGTACCTTTAATTAATGGTTGGAGAGTTGTTTATTACTCCTTGCCGGTATCCTCTATATCATCAAGTATGGTACTAGGAAAGATTGATAATGACTATTTCTCAATATCCACAAGCACTCTTGAAAACCATTCAGTTATTGAGCTTAGACGGATGGACAATTCATTAATGGGTTCAGGTGAAATATCATTCACTTTGATTTATAAATACAAATAAGGAGGTACTATGGCAACAAAGATAACTAAAGAGATAACCATTGACTTGCTGACAAACAGTAGTGTTAGCATAGTTACAAAGAGGTTTATAACTATCAGTGGCACAAAACAACAGATAGGTAATACAGAAAGAAAGGCTTATTCAAATTCACCTTTAGGCAGAAAGATGCTTATTGATGAAGTTGGTAAGCCTTTTATTAATTCAATATTTGCAATATGGGGTGACACTTCAACAGTAAGTGACCCGGAAAGGAAGTGAGAAAAATGAAAAACACATGGAACTGTATTCAGATAGCTTTTGCTACATTAGGTGGATACATTGGTACATTTTTAGGAGGTGCAGACGGTTTTCTATACACACTAATTGCCTTTGCAGTACTTGACTACATTACAGGTGTAATGTGTGCAATAGTAAACAAGAACCTATCAAGTGAGGTAGGCTTTAAGGGCATTTGTAGGAAGGTAGTTATTTTCATACTTGTAGGAATAGCTAACCTTATTGATGTTCACATTATCGGTTCAGGTAGTGTACTTAGAACAGCAATTATCTTTTTCTACATTTCAAATGAAGGTGTTTCACTTCTTGAAAATGCCAGTACACTGGGACTACCTGTTCCTAGTAAGCTGAAAGAAATCTTAAAACAAATACATAACAAATCTGAGGAGGATAAATAGATGAAATACACAAACAGTAAACTAGTAGATTACAAAAGACTAAGTCCGAACCATTCAGGACTAAGAACTCACAAAATCGACAGAATCACACCACACTGTGTTGTAGGTCAATGTACAGTAGAAACACTAGGCAGTATCTTTATGGACAGAAGCTATGAAGCAAGTTGCAACTATGGTATTGGCAAGGACGGTAGAGTAGCACTAATTGTTGAGGAGAAAAACCGTAGCTGGTGTTCTTCAAGTAATGAAAACGACCAGAGGGCCATTACCATTGAATGTGCAAGTGAAATCTACTCTCCATATGAAATGAACAGCAAGGTGTACAACAAGCTAATCAAGCTTTGCATTGACATCTGCAAGAGATACAAAAAGAAGAAGCTATTGTGGTTTAATAGCAAAAGCAAGTCACTATGCTACAAGCCTAAGTCTGATGAAATGGTGCTAACTGTTCACCGTTGGTTTGCAAACAAATCTTGTCCGGGTGATTGGCTCTATTCAAGACTGGGTAATGTTGCAAAGGAAGTTACAAAGGCACTTAATACATCAACAACATCTAAGCCAAATACACAAACATCATCAAAGAAAAAGTCTGTTGATACTATTGCAAGAGAGGTTATTAAGGGTAAGTGGGGTAATGGCTCAGCAAGAAAATCAAAACTAACAAAAGCAGGTTATGACTACAACGCAGTCCAAAAAAGAGTTAATCAACTTTTAGCTTAGTGCTTAATTAAATATCTATACCTGTATGCCCATTGAGGAGTTTTCCTTGATGGGTATATTTTTTTGCTTATATTAAAGAAATTTAAAGAAAATTGAAAAAATTATAAATTTTTTTGAAAAATATAAAACTTTTTTGGACTCTCATTCGTCTATATAGTGTAAGACAGAAAGGAGGTACAATTTAGAATTACATTAATATGCACAAAAGATAATAAAAACTTTTGTTAAATGTTATTCTAGACGATTTGTTAATAAGAATGGTAAAATTAGTATATCATTCAATTTAAAGTTCTTTTATTAAGAATGGAGGAAATTATA